AAGACACCCACCTTGGTTTAGCAAAACCCTACTCTTGTAGTCGAAAGAGAGTAGCCAATCAAATGAAAGAAAAGATAAGATTGGAAGGAATGCACTGATCGAAAACGATCAAGTGGCCGCAAACATTGCGGGAGCGGTTTGAATCCAGTCGGGAGTGAATTCCCGAAGATGCTCGTCACCACATCGAGCCTGGAACCGTTTATTGGGAACCCATTGCTGGGCCAATGCCTGGCGATAAACAAAACACCAAGCGCGGGATAACCAATCCCTGTTGCTGTCGTGAGGCTAGGCGCTAGGCCTGAAATCAAAAACCTCACCGTTTCCCATTTCCCCGAATAAAAACATTGCCGGAATACAACAGAGCTCGTCAACCGAAAATCCCGAAAGAGCCAGAATTGGGCCTGACATCCCATACGAGGGACCGACTTATTATCCAACTCAGACGGGCACGATCGCCTGATCTGCAACGTCCCTTTCCGCCGCAATCTTTATTAGTTTGTGACCGAACTGATCACAACACAGTAGCATGAATGGAAGCAGGAGCTGGAAGCTCACCACAATGGAGAAACACTAACGGTTAGCGAAGAGAGATTCGCCGTGTTGTCGCTTAAGAACGTGGTCGGGTCAATGGACATATACCCCGTCGTACCGGATGTCTGGATGTAGAATCCATAGGAATAAAACTTGGAAGTTGTATTCACCATTGGAACAGTATAGCGGACACCGGGAAGATACGAAGCGGAGATGATGCTTAGACTGGAGTTTGAACCAAGACTTGGTGCAGTAGCTGTGGGTGCAGTACCCGTAGTACTAACCGAGAGAACACACCAGAAAATTCCGGAGCATTCAAAGAAGACATTGGTCACATTACCAGACCCAGGACTGACTGAAAGCGGAAGTTGGCCACCAAACATCGGAGTAGTACCAAAGAGGTACTGCTGACGGTTGAAACCGCCTGTTGCTGTATTAAGAGCAACATAGGTGTTGTCGGTGAGAGCCAAAGCTGTCCGGTTCAGACCAGCGTCGAACAAGGAGATGTCATACGTCACATAGACTTCGCCCAGAGTTCCAGTAAGAGCCGTGGACTGAATTGCACCATAGATCCAACCAACATCATATGTCGGCAAAGAAGAATTGGGAACAACACCAGTACGGACGTAATGTTTTCTACTCAGGGCATCCAAAGATTTGGATGATACGGCAAAGCCACAAGGCTTCCAAAGAGGCCCGTGACATGAGTGGACATAAGACATCATCGCAGACTTGTCGATGGGAAGGGGATCAGAAGCATCTGGATCCAAAGAAAGGAAAATTCCACCTGACGTTGAAGTTGAACAAAGAGGCTCGTAGTGAAACTTAATCGAATTAACGATGTAAGAATCGAAAAGAGCCGCAATTCGGGAGAGCCAGGGGAAAGTTGAAGCGTATCCAGGTTGAATGGGGTTAGCCAGCAGCAATGCAAAGCTACCAGAAGAACTCCCAATAATATCCTGGATGAACTCTTCGTGGACAACGCGAATACCCCCCGAAGGGGTCGGAGATAACCGTGGTTTCTTGGACTGAAAGGTCTGCGCGTACGAGACGGCAGCACCTTGGGATTGTTTTGCACGCGATTTCGACTTCGCTTGCATAGGTTTTGGTTTAATAGCTTTTGGTTTGTTGACTTTCGTCGACATGTCATAAGTTGTTATTGTTTTGTATGGGATACCCGAAACAAGACGGGGACTGTACATCCTACCAGAACCTAGCTTCTCGTGCGCTTTGCCAACAAGGGCAGCGTACTTGACCGAGACGAAGGAAGCGCCGTGCAGTCTCTTGGCGTTTTGGTTAGCACTCATCGAAACGGAATGGCAAGGCCTTTAGGGCCGCAATCCGCTCGATTCGATTTTGGGCTATTAACCGGCAGAACCCCATTCGTCGAGGATCGGCAAAGACATTCAAAGGAGGACAAACGGGAGCGGCTGGAGCGAAGGAGACAATGTCCCTCCACTCAGATATTCCCTGGTCCTTCATCGGATGTAGACGACCGACGAAATTCCGTTTACGGAGCAACTTTTTGAAAGCTCCCACCCGGGTGGAAGCACCGAGAAGAACCTTTTGACCGGCGAGCTGGTTTGTATCACAAGCCGCTCGGGAGGCATAAGCCATGCGTCCCATCCAGTCATCGGTATTGGAAACGAGTTCCAATTCTTCGGTAGTTGCGCGACAACGGGGCTTTGAAGTAAAGTTCACCATCAGGAATTTAGCATAACGGAGATTCATCTCCATGCTTACCTGATTGAACCATTGGAAAAGCCGCAGTTCTGAACCCGGTTCGACAAATTTTGCCGCCACCAAACGTTGTGACATCGTCAATTTGGAAGCCGGTGGACCATAACAAGGATCCACACCATATCCACCCAGATGAACGGGAAGAAACCAATTTGGACAGAACCAGTTGTTCTGCCAAGTCGATTTCCATTTGGCAAAAGCCATAGGGATGGCGCAAGCCGCCCAAGGGCAGTCTGCAATCATCCTGTTCAAATCTTTCCCAATCATGTCGGGAGTAGCATTACTCACGCCACGTTTGAGAGAGCATCCGGATACCAACGGTAAATTGAGATAGCCACGACGAACAATCACTCCATTCCCCAAAAGCTCATACAGCTGAGAATTAATCGTTACAGAAAAATCCGAAACGAAATTCTTACCAACCGAAGGCTTCAGACCGGTCAAGCCGGTAGCTTTCCAAAAGAGGGGAAGGAACGATTCAGGTGCACGGAAACACATGTCGTCACCATTGACCAAAACATTGCGGTACATAGCATCACGAAGCGAGCGAAGGTATTGGAGGGTTTCCTGACTTACAAAAAAGTTTTCGGAAAAATACCGATGAAGAAACACCTCCTGCTCAAACCACGCTTTGACCGCATGTCGGTAACAGGCAAGATTGATCGTGCAAAGAAGAGGAAAAGAAAGGGGATGACCCATCAATTGACCAGAAGACTGGACAATAGCAGACTGCAAACCCAAAGATTTCCCTTCCTCACTATCCACAAACTTCTTGGGATAGGTCAATCGAGCCTCACCAACAGAGACATCAACCAAATCTGCGTTAAAGAGTTTAAAAGAATCAATACCTTCAAGGGCGGCCAAAGTCGTCCAACGTTGAAGAGTATCGGTAGCAGATTTGTAGTCCACAGAAACAAACTTCCATTGTGATGGAGTTTCATCGTACATCGACTGAATCCGAGGTAAAAGCTGATCATTAATCAACATTGTTGATTCAGGTCGATTCTTCCAGCAATTTAACAATTGGCCTTGGGCCGGCTGAATAGCGGTGTAAAGATATCCACACCCCTTCGTTATCGTACGAAATTTAGCTGGTTCAGGAACCAACTCGACCACACAATCCGTAACCTTTCGCGGGAGTTCGCTGATACTCAAAGGAGTACCATCATCACAACAAGAAGACTTATCAACCTGACAAGCCAACTCATTGGAGACTTTGCGAACAGCAGCGAAAAGATTATCATTCCGCCAAGACACAAGGTCGGCGGTAAGTGCGGTCACGGGATCTCCACGGAGAAATTCTTCGGATAACGGGAGATTCCGAGGGACTGAACGAGTCCCAGTGGGAAACACGAAGGTGCTGAATAACTGTTTCGTTCCCCCGAGAGATCGGGAGGACTGGACACACGCAGAACCGGAAGGCATGAACTTTGAGGGAGGCGACAGATTTCGAAAGATATCTGCAGCAACTTCCACGATTGTCTTTTTCAACCGTGTATGGTCGACGTTCCATTCGGGAGGCGGAAGCGAAAGTAGATCTTGATGATCCTTCAAAGCCATTACCGCACGTTTTGCGGATAAAATTGGCCATGCTCTCTTCGCCTGTCCCAAGGAATAAATGAAACAAAGATCTCGTCGGGCGATGGCCCGGGAGATAAAACGTTTCGACCAACCCACAAACAACGACGGAGGAAAATCCGAGACGGTGGCAGCAAACTTTGGTTTGGGAGGCATTTCTGCACTACCCATTCCTTTCGCAACCAAACATCCAACGAAATATTTCGCCACGTCTTGTT